CATATTGACTCCGTTTCAAATTCTCGATCGGTTGCAGATTTATCTGGCTTACCCAGTACGAGCCGTCAGATGCCTTGTAGCGGGGCTTCTTTGCCACACTGACAGGAATCCATCCGACCACGTAATATGTAGGCGATTCGCCCACTACAAGCACAGCCACATCAGTATCACGATCATCGTCTGTGATGATCAAATGACCAGCCTTGTGACCAGTTTGTTTGACTTCGATGCCCAATGCTCCAAGTCGTAGATCGGGTTCATTCTTGAACGTATCGACTGTCGGCACAAAGTCCTCGATCCCGAAGTATCGTGCAGTGGCAATCTCAGCCCCAGCAGCTTCACTGTGAATCACGATGGCGTGATGAAAGTTGCCTTTGTTGCCTTTGAATTTGGGATTTGATCCATATCTGGATTCACGTGCCAATCCTGTTGAAGCTGCAACAATTTCATCAGCTCGTGAAAGTCGTACCATGATCATCGACAGCCACCGCAAAACCAAATGATCTTTTCATTGCCGTAGCCTTTTTGATAGCCAAATGAGTCAAGCTTTGTCAGCTTTGAACATTTATCGCATTGCTCGACTTTGTATTCCTCGATGACTTCGCCGTTGAAATAGAGCTTCGCGATCATTGTCTGAGGATTGATGATCTCCATGTAATCGCTCATAGTTCTAAATCCAATTCGCATTGCTTACAAAACGCCTGGACTAAGCCGTCATCACGCGTGTATTCATTGACGTGATCAAATTTGTCGCATTTTGCGCAGTTATCTACTCCACCGTAATCGATGAATTTATATCGAGCTGATGGATAGTGTGCTGGTGTGATGAAATATTTTGTCATCGTCACACCTGTGGCTTCCATGTGCCGTCTGATGTAAATACGTACCAGACTGGATCGCATTGATTTGGCTTGCGCTCCACGCAGCTGTAATTGCCCCAAGCCTTCGAAGTCTTAGCCGATACCCCTTCGCGCCAAATGCGATGCCCATGAACGCACTGAGGAGCTTCTTTCAGCATCTCACCACCAAGCTGCGCCGTGACTTCTTGGATCGCTCCACCAATGGTCTGTGCCTTTTCAGCTGCGGTCAATTCATCCTCAGATTTGAAAGATGGCACGTCGCCGTGCTTGGTCGTCCAATAGTCATATTCCTGCTTTGGATCAGCTGTGGCGACCTTTGTGGTCATTGTTTCGACCTGTTGCATGGTCTCCCGAGTTGCCTTTTCAGTCCCGCCCATGACCAAAGCCATGACGCGCATCAAAGCTGAGGTCACTGTGTCCTCGACAAACCAGCGTTTCATGTTTGCGTTGTAAGCTGCGAGATAGCCGAAAGCGTAATCAATGCCTGCTGGCTCAGATTCGTTCTGATTTCGCCACGCTTTAGCTTGTACGAGAATCGATCCCTTTTCAGCATCGAAGTTGATGACATGAGCTTCAAGTCGTCCCTCTGGATATGTAGCGATCCAGCGATCTGTGCGCTCCTTGTTGCCTTCATAATTGTCCAAGAATCCCATTACTTGACCGCCTTGTTGCGGTCTGAAACAGATGCCCAAAATGCATCCATGTCGATTCTGGCTTTCCCTTTAGCTGCATGACGTGAAATGGCACGACCGCGAGTGAAGCCTACGCGCTCGCCTTCTTTGTATCCGACTGAATATGAAACCGCTGCCCATAGAATTGCAGCCAGCGTCATTGCCATGACGATTGATAGTTCATTCATTGTTTTGCTCCCGATTCGGGAAGCGACGGTCGCGCTCCCTGAAATAGAGAGTGACAGCAATATCGGACAAATTCAAGATTCACGCCTAGTTTTCGGCGTGTCGATTGCCTATTTGTGGTCTTTTAAGTGATCAATCATCAGCGATCGAATTTCACGTACATCGCTTCGAATTCCATCGGCAAAACCATTGCTCACTGGACGTGAATTTTTTTCAGATTTTGCTGCATAAATAGCTGCTATTGATGAAACCGTCGTCGCTGCAATTAATCCGATCGCTGTGATTGCCTCAGTCATTTGACGCCGAAATCCTTATCTTTAGGGTTCAAATATCGCAAAACCACTGGTGCGACGGCAGCTGCTCCAGCGTAGGCAATAGTCTTTGGATCGGTAACACCAGCCATGAACACGGCAAGTGCAGCTGCTAGAAACGAACGCAGCCATGAAGCTGCAAGAGCTTTGAAGTCTTTCATTGCTTTTCTCCTAGTCCTAAGCTCCCGATCAACGCAGCGGCTTTCGCTGGCGTTACGGCGATCTCAAAGTGCATCTCATCTGGACGCGATCTGAAATCACCGCCCCAAATCATTCCGTACTTTTTAGCCAATGCCCGAATCATCGGTACTTTTTCATTTGGGAATGTCCCAGCTTTGCCCAGTGGATGATCAACGGCATTGAGATCGACCGCCGTGCCAGAGCTGTGATTTGAAAGCTTGTCATTTGATCCACGAACATTGCGAAAAGCGTATCCCCAATCATCGAGCTTGCCTTCATTAATCGGCTCGATCAGTTCATGGAAATCTTTGCAAAATGCAACGATCAAGGGTGCGACGGCTTTCGCACATCGCACCTTGACCCCCGTGTCCCCAATCACGAAGCTTTGAATTCCGATTTCGGATTGATCAGAGCTTGCGATCCAATTATTTTGACTTCGTAACTGGCTCATCGATGACAATCGGTGTGGATTGTTCCGCTTCACGATTTAGGTAGCGTTGGTAGTCTGAGTTGGCTGGATCTTTTGGAATCGACCAAGTCTTACCATCTTCATCTGTACGGAAAATGCAATCTTCAGTTTCTTCGTATTTAATCATTCTATAACTCCGCGCTAAATTGGATTTGTGATGCCGTAATTGTTGATGTGTATGGTCTGTGTGCCGTTGTGCCTGTAAAGTTTGGCATCTGTATTTGTGCGCCTGTTGAATTTGCTCGACTTGATAAAATTGAAACGCTTGCAGCGGATTGTGTGTAATCCGCTCCCGCATCTGTAATTGTCATTGCAGCAGAAAGTGCAACGCTAGGCGCGGTTCTCATTTGAGTTCTAAAATTAACACCGCCATAGACAGTTGTCGTGTTTGCACCTGAACACATTTGACCTGTGACAATCTGGAAGTATCTTTCACAGGCGCTAAGTTCTCCTTGAATTGTTGCCCCATTGGTCTTAAATGGTGTCGCTACTGAACCGACCTCTAACTGAACGCCAGTTACTTCATAGTAATCGTTTGCCCCTGCGGTTCCAGTGGGTGTAAATCTAAAACGGATTTCTAATTCTGTCGCAGTAGCACCGACTGCAACTGTCATTGAAAAACGCTGCCAAGTAGTTGTTAAAACATTGTTTTGAGTAATCAGTAACGAACTGCCTGTAAAACCAGCATTGAGATTGTTTTGGTCTGTGCCTGTTCCACTATACAAGCGTGAATCTAAATAACTAGATGCTGCTGAATAATTGGCACCAGCACGAGCATAAAACGAAACTGTCACAGTTTTTCCAGCATAAGGAATTGAGTTGAGTGTTTCAATTGACTGCGAAAAGTCAATGGCATTTGTTGTAGTTATTCCTGAGTTTCGAGCAATTCTTGCACAGTATTGAATGAATGGCAGATTGGTAGTGTCTCCTGTTGCTTGGCGTGAAATAGTGCGATTATCTGCACCTGAATAAACACACCAGCGGTCTGCTGTGTACGGAACACCGCCAACACTTCCGCTGTATGTTGTACCACGCTGCCAAATCTGGAACGCTGAATTCAAGATTGGATTGGCATTCACTGGTGCCTGATAGCGCAAGCCTGTTGAAGTGGAAGAATCTGCTACGAGTGTGCTTCCATTCGCACCAGCTGCAAGATTGTCGAAAGTCGCTGATCCAGTACCAACAATCAAATCACCTTTTGCTGTGATTTCCGTTGCCATTGAGTTTGTGATGGTGACTGTGCCTGATGTGCCACCGCCTGAGATACCAGTGCCAGCTGTGACGCCAGTGATGTCGCCCGGGTTCATATCAGTCCAGACAAAATCCATATCTGTATTTGTTGCTTTTGACAAGATTTGTCCAGTAGTGCCGCCCAAGAGATCAGCCATCGATGTTGCCACAGCTTGACCAAAGACTTCAAAGTCAGCTGGCAAATCCGTGACCAAATCTGTCGGTTGTGGCATTTGCCAGTTAAACGGATTTGTCGGGTTGCTCATTTGTTCTCCTTATGCCACGACTAGAGCGTGCGCCCAGTCAAGAGTCGGTGTGATGGTGTTCCACGTTTCGGCGGCTGATACCTGTTCCCATCGCAAAGCTTGCAAGCTGTAAGCAAGCGGCGAAAGCAAGATAGTCACCGAAATCGAATTGTACGCGGCTTTCCACGTCCAGCCTTCAACGAAACCCAGATAAGTACCAGCCGTCATATTTAGCGGCAAATCTGAAATACGCAACGGCAAGCCCATGAAAATGTTTATCAACGAATCGCGATCTGCATCGTCAATCTCTGGATTTGTCAGCTCGAAAGTAATCTGTGAAAAGTTAGCTTGCGGATACGCTCTGAGGCTCAAATAAAACGCAGCTTGATCCTCGGCATCTGCCTGATTTTTTAGAGTCGTACTGATGATTTGTGAAAGTCGTCCGTACAATCCGATCGAAGTCGTATCAGAATCCACCACGTTATTTTGTGAGTTTGTGCCGTAATTTAAGGAAATTACGTTTCGGACGTCACCTGCTCGGGTTGCCACTGACATTCCATTTGAAAGAGCTTGCGCAGCTGAAACGTCGGTGTATCCATTGGTCGCCAAATAAATGCTTCGATGCGTTGAATCTGCGTATGAAATACGTCCCGATCCGTCCTCGTAAATATAACCAAGTCCAGATGTTGCAAGAGCTGAAACGAGTGAATAAACATCTGTGATGCTTGATGTTCGAGCAGCAAGATCGTAATTGCCTGGCTGATCGATTTCGCCAAGTCCAACATTCTGTGCATTTGCCCAAGTCTCTGTCGGATCGTAATTTGCCCACGTCAAGGCTGCGGGTACTTCGCTCCAGTTATTCAAAAGTAAATCTTCAAGAATCACGGCGATTTGTGTGCCGTCGTGAGCTGATGCCAAAGTGCCATCCGTCAATGCTTTTGGAAGTCGTGCCAAAGCTCCAAGAGCGATGATTGACACGGTTTGATTGATTCCGACTGATCCCGTTGCTGAAACGGATATTTCAAAATCGACGATAGTGCCACCAAAAATCGGCACAAATGCAGCTGCTGAATCTTGTAATTCAATGGTGACTGAATCATTGATATTGAGATCGACGTTGCTTTGATCAAGATTTATGAGCTGAATATTGACGTACCCTGCATTTGCTTGCTCGTAAATATTGACTCGACCAGATGTGATCGTCATATTGGCAAGCGCAAAATTGGTGAAAACTACGCCATCAATCTTGACCCGCCAGATTGGATTCCAAAGCGTCATACAGCCACCAGTGAATCAGCACCGCCGCCACCGCCGCGATAGTAACTATTGTTCATCGTTTCCACGATTGTTCGTGCTGTACCTTCGGGATCGATCGCGCCATTGACGTTGATGACGATTCGTTCAGCTGTTGAAAGCCCGCCAGTTGCAGCCAATCGAGCTGCTGCGGCTGCTTCACGTGCGACACGCAATCTTTCAGTTTCAGCTTTCGCAGCTTCACGATCCAAAATGGCTTGCTGCATCGCTGGTGAGTACGCAGACAATGGCGCACCAGTGTAAGTATATGGATCAGCCCCGGGGTTGAAAGCTCCACCAGATGTGTTTGTCTGGAATCCAGAATCAGTCATCGTCGTTGATCCTGTATCGGTCGTCGCAGTTGCATCGAAGCTGACTGATGCCTTCAAAGATTTGTCATTTGAATCGCCAAAGAAAAATCGAGTGACTGGATTATCTGTCACCAATTTGATGAAAGCTTTGATTTTTGTGACCGTACTATCGATGAATCCGACCAGCTTTGAAAATCCTGTAACTAGACCAGACACGACCAAAGCCACAGCGTTGAGTGCAAGCTTGAAAGCACCGCCTAAAAGTGGTGCGAGATCTTCCTTCACAAATGTCCAGACGGCTTTGAGAAATGCCAAGAATGGCTTCAATTCCTCAGAGTTGTCTGAGATCGATTTCTTGATTGTATTAAACGCTTCAGATAAGCCTTCGAGTACGGGTTTGATGAAAGCTGTGATTGCTGGAATAACATCCTTTGACAAGAAATTCCACCACGCTGTGATGATTGGCAATAGATCATCTCTGAAAATCTTGAAAAGACTGGTGACGATTGGTGCAAGTGTCGTCCCAAGTCCCTCAGCAAATTTTGAAATTGCTGGTACGCCTTTATTCACAAAAGCATCCAGCAATGGCGTCAAACCATCGAGGACATATCCTCCGACGGTTTCTTTGCCTTCATCAAATGCAATTTTGAGACGATCCATTTTGCCTTGAAATGTGTCAGCCTTTGTCGCAGCTTGACCGCCGAAAGTATCTGCCAGAGCTTTGGTGACGTCATCCATGCTCATTGTTTTAAGCTGCGCAGCTGTAAGCCCGACGCCTAGTTTTCCAAGAGCAGTCGTATTTCCCTCAGCTGCACGTGCCATTGCATTTGTAACGGCTTCCAAAGATTTACCGCTGCCCGCTGCAACATCCAGCGCAAGAGTCTGCAATTTCTGAGCTTCGCTGACGTCCTTTGTGGCACGTACCAAGCGTTCAAGCGATGGACGCAATTCATCATCTGTGATGCCATTTGCCAGCGATGTTTTAAGGATGTATTTCTCGGTCGCAGAAATCTGGTCATTTGTTGCCCCAGTTACATTCTGCAACGTGGCACGGAGCTTTTCTTGCGCAGCTTGATCTGCAATGGCTGACTTCACACCATCGATCAGAAGCTTGCTCGCGTACGCGGCAGCAGCAACGCCAGCAGCGGCGAAAGCCAAGCCAGCCTTTTTGCTGAAATCGCCTAGTTTAGAGCTTGAATTTTCGACGTCATTGGTCGCAGCTTTGAGCGATTTGTTGAGCTGATCAACGTCAGCAAGAATCGAAAGTTTAAGCGTTCTTGATCCAGTTGCAGCCATTACCACTCCTTCAGAATTCTACTGAAAGCATTTTCCCACTGATTGATCAAATACGGCTGTTCGGCACGCAGAGTCGGATAGATGAACCATCCCTTTGAACCGCGACCTTCGCGACCCGACCAGACTGGAAATTGTTTGTATTTATTTGATCCAAATTCGTAACCGCCCCAAAGCATTTGAGTCGTACCGCCACCGCTAAGTTTTTGAGACGCAAAGCCAAATGAAATCTCACCAGTTTTAGCAGACTTTGAAACACGTGAGCCAGCCGCGATCATTGGTGCGACCCGATTGCTGGAATCATTTGCCGTGCTTTTGATGCGTCCCTGCAAGTAAGTTGCCAGAGCGTTTGATTCCTTTTTAGCTTCCGCGACAGCTTGTTCATCCATTGCTTTGAAAGCACGATAGACGCCACGCAGATCGGATTTATCGTAGGCGATTAATTCCTCAGCCATTACGTTTCTCCAGAATCTCCATGACTGTCATGATGTCATCGGCTGTTTCAAATGATTTGGGATCAAGACCAGTTTCGATCGCTAAGTCCCAAATCAGTCGATTCAAGCTTCCGACGGGATGGCTTTTGGGGTATCAGTTTCTCCGACCGAAATATCAGCAACAGTTTCACACCAGACTTCAAAAGGCTTGACTGGCTTTCCAGCTGATTCGCGCTTCATCGCGTGATAAGCCAAAAACATCAGATCAGAGATTCCCATTTTTTCTTGAACCTGCTGAATTGTGTTGCCAGTCTTATTTTCCCATTTCATCCACTCGGGCGGAAGTGCCACGTGTGTGGCACTCTCGCCGTTGCTGTGTTCGATCTGAATTGATAGTTTCATTTTTGCTCCCGATTCTTTGTTTTAGTCTAAGACTGGTGTGGTGACGCAAGTGAAACCAAGTGTGGCTGTCAATGCGTCTGGTGCTGTACCGCCCAAGTCTGGGAAAATTGGCTGAACGCTGAACGC